GACTGCTACCGCTAGCGCAGGAACGGCGGATTATGTGTACTCTATCGCAGAGGATGACGCAGAAGCGACCATTGTTGCGGCTACCGGAGTTGTAACCGGAGGAGGCGTGGACGAAGCCATTACCGTTGTCGCTACAGACGCGAAAGGGTTCACCGCATCCGTTCGCCTGTACATCGGCGCGGCGGCGCTCGACGTTGCACCCATGACCTACGGGCTCATGAAAAACGTCCTCGACGACTGGCAGGCGAACCACGAAAAGAAGTACGACATGTTTGAAGGCATGCGCATCATGCGCGGACTCGCCGCGCTGAGCACTCTCGCCGCTGGATCGAGACCTACGAGCGAGTACATGGCTTTGTTTATGGAGGTTCTCTAAAATGGACAGGGTGCTACTTCGTACAAACCAGTCCGTCCGCGTAAACGGGCGGTACTATGCGGCACAGAACTACTTCTTCACCACGGTAGAAGAAGCTAGAGTTCTGGTTGAGCAGTACGGAGCCACCTTGTACCAGCCCCGAGAACTCCCTCCGGTTGAGCCTGAAAAGGTTGAAGAGGAGGCTCCTAAAAAGCCCGCGCCGCGCAAAAGAGCACCTAAGCCCAAAGCTGAGTAACGAGGTAGCCTGAAATGACTAGGATAGAAGCAATGAGGTTGGAGATTCTCGGTTCGCTGATGGACACATCAAAGGACGATATTTTCGACCTGAAACTATCCCAAGCAGAGAAGGCAGGGCTCAGGCGCCTGTATCCGTTCGGGACCACAGAAACCGTCATGCCTGTTGAATACGACGACTGGGTGATAAGAGCCGCAGTCGAGCTGTATAACAAGATGGGCGTGGAGGGCGAAGCGTCTCACGCGGAGAACGGCGTATCCAGAACCTACGACAGAGCTACGGGCATTTCTAGGGCGTTGCTCTCAGAGATTGTCCAGCATGTCGGGATTATGGAAGCGATAGTTGAGGAGTAACCAGTGCGTAGTATAGAGAAGTCGAAAACCCTGATCTATGCGGCTCATGTCGCGTCTCAGGAAGACGTCCTTTCCGGAGACTATGCTTCCGGAGACGTCGCGACCACCTATGCTACGCCTGTCTCTTTCAACGCCACCATCCATCCCTTGACCAACTCGCTCACTAGGATGGCTTACGGCGTGTCTGCCGCGAGCACATCTAGGATCGTGCTGGCTAAGGGAGATCACATGCCATTCACTTTCGCCCCTGACAAGCGGGACGTACTCTGGGTTGGTGTTACGCCGAACGGGGTGCTCGTTGACACCGGAGCAATGAATCACACGCACACTGTTGAGGAGATTATCGACACAGGCGAACAACTGGAGATCGTTGTCAGGAAGAGGGCGTAATGCAAAAAGGAATCGAACAGCATTTCCCGCTAAAAAGACTCCGTGCAAACGTCCTTGACTATCAAGACCTCCGACGTCTTTCGAGGGAGCTCTCCAAAGAGAAAGTGAATGTGATTCGAAGCGAAGCGGCAGAAGTCATTCTCGAAGCACTGGAAACAGTCAGGGCGCATTTCGCAGAAGAGATTCATGCCTCCACTACAGGCACGGGGAACCTAGCGGAATCGCTCACGTATCACTTTAACTGGCAATATGCCAGCGGATACTTGTACTTTGACGAGGAAAAAGCACCGTACGCGCAGTTCGTGGAATACGGTACGGGTGTGGTAGGACAATCTGAACCGGGATACCCGCTCCCTGCTGGGTGGGTACATGACTCGAACGAACACGGGGAAGACGGCTGGGTCTACCTAGACGCAAAGAACAAGCTGAAGCACACCAAAGGACAGCCGGGGCGCTCGTACATTTACTACGCTTCGGTCATGCTTGAGGGGCTATTGCCGGATACGGTGAATTACAAGGTAGTGAGGGGGAGGCACTGATGTACGTTGATTTGTTTCCTCAACTCTACCAAGCAGTCAAAACGGCGGTTGCCACCAGTCATCCGTCAGCGGTAGTGTCAGACGATTACAGCCCTGTCGTTGCTTCATTCCCGCATGTCACAATGCTGAGACTGTCCAACGACGAGACGGCTCATACCCTGAATTATCAGGAGTCTGAGTTCAAAATAGGGTATGAAATCCAAATCTACACGACGGGTGGCGCTAAGACAACTACCGCGTCTAGCATCCTCTCCGCAGTGGATTCCGTGTTGGCTGGGACATACAGGCTCAGGCGATCCAGCGCAAGACCTGTACCAAACTCAGCGGACACCCGAATCTATAGATATGTAGCCGTCTATGAGGGCACGTACCTGTCTCTCACTGACACAATCATAAGTTGAAAGGAGTCTACACATGGCTCAGTCTGACATTGGCACAAAGCTCTATAAGGCGAACACCGGAGCAGGTGCCGACTTTATCCCGTTCATCAACATCACTGCCGCTCCCGCCACAGGCGCGGCTCCGTCGCAGATCGAAGTCACAGAACTTCAGGAGCTCGTGAAGTCGTACGTGCTCGACAGACCGGATACGCCGCTGTTCGAGTTCAGCTACAACTACACCGAGTCAAACTACTCCGCTGTGGTGCAAGAGGTAAGCCTCACGACTGCGAAGGACTACCTGATTGTCTACGGCGACGGCACTGGCTTCCAGTTCTCAGGGCAGGGCGCTACGTGGGTCAACGAAGTTACCCCCGGATCGGCTATCACTGCTGGCTTGGCGTTTGCGGTCAGTTCGCTTGCGTGGAAGACCTCTGCGCAGGTAACGGCTCTGCTGACACCCTAAGCCTACTAACAGAGAAAGGAGAAGCACATGGCTCAGTCTGATATTGGCACCAAACTCTATCGGGAAACCGCCACTCCGAACACGTTCGAGCTGTTCCTGAACATCACCAGCGCACCAGCGTCTGGCGCGGCTCCGTCCCAGATTGAAGTTACCGAACTTCAGCAACTGGCAAAGTCGTATGTTCTGGACCGTCCAGACACCCCGCTCTTCGAGTTCGGGTACAACTACACCGAAGCCGCCTACACCCTCGCGGTTAACGAAGTGGATGGAGTCACCTCGAAAGAGTACCTGCTTGTTTACCCTGATGGCTCCGGTTATCGGTTCTCCGGTATCGGCGCTACGTGGGTGAATGAGATCACCCCCGGATCGGCTATCACCGCTGGGATTGCATTCGCGGTCCAGACAATCCAATGGCTGGATTCCGATGACATGCCAACTCCCTAACCAAATTTTCTAGGAGGTAGAAAAGATGTATCGTGAACTGGAAGTCGGAGACAAGACCTACAAATTCGAGTTGGTGCGCGATTCCATTCGTGCATTTGAGAGGGCAGGGTTTTCTATGGAGCATGCTTCAGGAAAACCTATCCTCGCAGGGGACGGGCTCGTATTTGCAGGGCTTTGGAAACACCATAAGATTCCAGCCAATCAGATTTCGGAAGTTGCCGACACGCTGTACGACGAATACGGCATGGAGAGCATCATCGAATTTCTGACTGAGGAGTTCATGAGTGTTTTTACGAGTGGGGGCGCGTCCAAAGTGCTCCCGTGGAAGAAAAAGGCGACGGAAGAGAACAGCTCAGAGACCGAGGATTCGAGCGCTGGCTGACTGAAGAGCTTCTCCCATTCGCGATAACGGTTGGCTGTAGCCCGCAGGAGTTTTGGTATGAAGACGCCAATCTCCTGTGGGCTTACAGAAAATCATATCTCTCTAGGCTAGAGACGGAGTCAAAGGTCCGCGCCCAAGAAATACTTGATACGGCGTGGATTACCGGCATGTATGTACGTGAAGCCATCGTCAGTGCGTTCAACGAAAAGGCGAAATACCCTGACAAACCGAAGACCATAGCCGAACAAGAGGACGACGCTAAAGCGGAAGAGCGGCAAAAGGCATTGGACAAGGCGCGTGATGAGAACATCAAAATACGTGCCATCCAGATCAAAGCAATGCTCGACCGTGGAATGAAAGCGACCGTACCTGCTAGCAGGGCTATGATCGGATAGCGGAGGAATAGATGGCTGGAGACCTAGGCGTAAGCGTACAAGCCAGTATGGAGGCTGCTGAGAGAAGCGTACAGAGCCTTATCGGTGCTGTTGAAATTCTCAGCTCTTCTCTTTACCAAATAACCACTCACCTGAAAACAGTACAAGCTAGCTTCACCAGCGCTACGAGCGCGGGCGCGTCTGGCACCAGTGCTGTTTCTGGCGGCATGCGACAAGCCACTACCGCCACTCTCAATCAGGTGGAGGCACAAGCTGAGATTGTAAAATCTCTGCGTCTTTTAGAGCGCCATGCGCGTGAGGCTGGCGACTCCGTTGTTCAGGCTGGCGCGAAAAAGCTTCGCGTCGCTGTCGAGCAAGGCGAGCTGGACAGACTAGACACCCGGCTAGACACAATACGGTCGGAAGCGGAAGATCAAGGGATAAAGGTTGATCTGAAGCCTGACCAGATGACGGTTGACCAGATACGCGAACAACTCAGAGGCATACAGCGCGAATACTCCCGCATGGGTGAGGTAGGCAAGTCCAGACTCACGAAGAAGATGCTTGCAGACTTGCAGGGCATTTCAAGCGAGGGGCTCAAGGCGAAGCTGAGAGAAACAGCGAAGGCGCTCCGGTCCATTGGTCAGGAAGCTGATGCGAAGAAGATAGAGAAGTTTGCCAACTCGATGCGAAAAACGAAGGACTACGTCGAGAAGACAAACAAGACAATGACTCTGTTCGGGAACACGATGAAGTTCATCATCACGGGCATCTTGATGAAGTTCCTGTACAAGGTCGCGCACTTCGCGCAGTCCACATATAGAAACGCAATGAACCTTGTTGAGACGTTCAACCTGTTCCGCGTTGCGCTTGGGGAAAATGTTGACGAAGCTCAGGCGTTCGTGGACGAAATGTCGAAAGTGTTCGGACTGAACCCGACCGAGCTGTACAAGTCTGTTGGTGTATTCTACCAGATTTCTACAGGCCTGGGGCTTGCCTCAAAGAACGCATACACCCTGTCAGAGAGCCTTACAAAGCTCTCGTATGACCTTGCTTCGTACTACAACGCCACAGACATAGAGACCGCATTCGTGAAGCTAAAAGCGGGTATCGTCGGTGAGACGGAGCCGCTTCGTGAATGGGGTATTATCACAACCGAGAACGCCCTGAAAGCACAGCTTCTCAAGATGGGTATTGACCGTACCGTAGAGAGCCTGTCCGAAGTGGACAAGGTTATGCTCCGGTACATCACAATCATGAACGCAACAAAGAACGCTCAAGGCGACTGGGCGCGCACTTTAGAGTCGCCCGCAAACCAAGTTAGGCTCTTGAAGTCCAACATAGAACAGCTCTCCACCACGCTCGGAAGAATTTTCCTCCCGATGCTAAACAGAGCTATCCCGTATGTCATTGCATTTGTGCAGGTGCTTGGACAGGCTGTCCTCAAGATCGCAGAGCTTCTCGGCGTGGACATGAAGATTCAGGAGTTCGACGTGTCCGGCATGGGCGCGGCTACAGCCGGAATTATGAACGACATCGAGGACGCCGCTGATTCAGCTTCTGCCGCCGTTAAAGAGGCGAAGGCTACTCTGCTTGGCTTTGACGAGCTAAACGTCTTAAACAGCCCCACAGAGGGCTCTGGAAAGTACAAGCCGCTCAACTACGGAGAGTCCATCTTTGGCGACTTAGAGGGTTACGACAACCTCATGTCCACCGTAAAGAAGCGTTCTGACGAGCTTTTCAACAGCATGATGGAATGGATAAAGGAGTTTAGCAAGAGCAAGGCATGGGAGATCATCAAGGCTGGGTTCAAGCTGATAGGCGACGCCGTTACGTTCCTTATTGATGCGTTTAAGTGGCTTGTTGACCATCCTACGGTTGCAAAGACGCTTGGGACCATAGCCGGGACTCTTGTTGTTCTCGCGAAGCTTGGGGAGCTCGGCAACACGTTTTCGATGATTGCTGGCGGGCTGAAGACCATGCTTTCCCCTCTGACAAAGACGGTCAGCGCGGTAAAGATCAAAGCGTCAGAGTCTGCTTTGCCCGGAATCTTGAAATCTATAGCGGGTAAAGCCGCTACCACGCTCGGACCTATCGCGGCTGTTGCGGCTGTATTCGTAGGTATCGGGGTAGCCCTCGACTCGTATGCGAAGCACAAGCGTCAAAAAGCAATCGAACAGGCATTCTCCGATATTGAAGTGAGTGCTAGAGATGCTGAGAAAGCGCTTTCTCCTATGGTGGAGGCAGTGGAACAAACCGCTGATAGCTGGGAAGAAGCCGCGCCAAAGCTCAACGAAGCAAAAACGGCGATCAACGGGCTTAGCGGCGAGATAGACGCGTACTACCAAGCGCTCACTGGAAGCAGTATGAGCGAAGAAGACATTGAGGCATTTGCGGCTCAGGCGCAGGGAGCTATTTCGCGCGTTCAGGGGCTGTTGGACGACTCAACCACAGAATCACTCTCACTATTCTCTGCATTGTATAAGACAGACGACGGGAAGATTGACGCTTCAGAGCAAGCGCTGTTGGACCAGATAGTCGCGACAAAAGACGGCATAGCAGGGAAGATTGCCGAGATTGAGCAGAGCATTGCCGCAACTGTGGCAACAGCTATCAACGGCACGGAGGCAGAGCGCGAAGAAGCCATCTTAAAGCTTGGCGAGGACATTGCGCGGCTCGAAATGCTTGCAGACCCGGACTTCGGGAAATTCGAGTCCAAGATGATTTCCCTGAAGAAGATTCTGGACGACAACCCGATCCTGTCTAAAGAGTCGTATGATGAGATTCTATCCGGCATATCGTCTTCTATCGACGATGGCATGACACAGGTAGCTAGGATTTACGAGTCCGGCGTTGACCGCATCGGCGCACAGGCGGCGCTCATGAAGATGAACGGCGAGACGGAAGCGGCAATATCCGACTTTGTTAACAACTCGATGGTTCAGCTTGAACAGTCCGTGAACATGGAGAAGGGCAACTTCTTCGAACAGGGACTGCTACTGTCCAATGCCGCAAGAGACGGGCTTGTAGACTCGCTCGGAGACGCCAGCAAGACGTTCATGGAGAAGTACAAGTACTACGTGCTTGAACAGGGTATGAGCGCATACGACGCTGTCTATCAGGCTTCTCAGGACGCTTTTGACGGTCAGGAAGAGGCTCTTGCCGCGCAGGTAGACGAGCTGGACGTGCAGATGCTAAAAATTTATGACGCTATGGTCGCGCAGGGAGCCACGTTCCCTGAGGGCGTAGCGGCTGGCATGGAGGAGAAGCGGGTATTGGTAAACACTGAGGCTGGCTCGCTTATCTCTGGGCTTGTCTTGGAAGCGCAGAGGACCATGACTGAAGAGGACATCGAAAAGATGGGTCTCTCTTTCAGCAACAGGGTTGGCGTAGGGCTCAACGACGGTAGCAAACTGCTTCTCATCGACGTCGTCGCAAACGCAGCGAAGGTTGTGAGTACCACTCAGGATGCGCTCGGTCTCAACAAACCCACATATTCCTCGCCTATGTACTCTGCTGGACAGGCGCTTATGGATGGCGTAAGAGACGGTATGCAGTCTAGGGTGTCTGGGCTGAAGAGCAAGGTTATCAGCATTGCGGACGAGCTTAACGGTGCGTTTAAGGAAAGAAACCAAGTCCGGTCCCCGTCGCGGCTTTGGGCGAAAGATGGCGCGTATATCATGGAAGGTCTGGCAAACGGACTGAAAGACGGGTACTCTAGCGTCCAGTCTGCTATGGAGGGCGTGCCGATGAAGCTGAGCCCTGTGTCTATTGGCGGGTATGGGCTAGGCATTGGTGGGTCTGGCAAGCTGTCTTTGTCCACAGGCGACCTTGTAGCGGCGATCAGGGAAGGTTTCAAAGCCGCTATCACCGAAAGCTCTAAGGGCAGTAGCGAAGTGCAAACGCCTATAGTCGTGAGTGTTGACGGCAGGGAGATCGTAAGGGCTATTCTGCCGGAGATGGAGAGAGAGTCTCTCAGGTCCGGTCGCAGGTTGTTATAAGGAAGGAGTGGCACATGGCAGTAAATCCGATCACTTCGGTTGGCGGCACGCCTGTAAAATGCCCTACCAAGTACGAATGGGGATTGCAGGACGTGTCAGC